AAGAAAGCATACGCCCTGGACCGGCTTTTTTCAAAGGTTTGCCAGATATTCAAAGCGCCTGAAAACCTGGCCGTATCGGAATGGGCGGACAGGTACCGTATGCTGTCACCGGAAAACAGCGCGATCCCCGGGCGGTGGAGGACTGCGAGGACCCCATACACGAAAGAGATCATGGATGCTTTTACGGATGATAAGGTACGGACAATAGCGGTTGTAGCATCTTCACAGGTAGGAAAAACCGAAGCGGAGCTCAACATGATCGGCTACATGATCGACCAGGACCCCGGGCCAGCCCTTTTCATTATGCCGACCGACCAGGTAGCGAAGGATTATTCCAAAAGGCGTCTTGCACCGATGATCAGGGACACGCCGTGTCTCAGGAATAAGGTTGCTGAAAGCAAGTCCAGGGATTCCGGGAACACGATCACGCAGAAGCAATACCCCGGCGGTATGCTGACGCTTTTCGGCTCCAATTCCCCGGCGAACCTCGCAGGAACCCCGGCAAGGTACATATTCGGCGACGAGATCGACCGCTGGGCGGATTCGGCAGGCAAGGAAGGCGATCCCATGCAGTTATTGGAACGCCGGACGACCACTTTCTATAATTCAAAGATCGTGCTTGTCTCCACGCCGACCATAAAGGATAATTCCGCGATTGAGCGGGCGTTTAACAGGGGTACGAAGGAGTACTGGTGCGCAAAATGCCCGCACTGCGGGGAGTACCGCTATATAAGCTTTAACTCGATCCACTTCAAGCACCGCACGGTCAGGAAAGCAAACGATAAGGACTACATCATCGAAAGTATTCATTACGCCTGCCCGGGCTGCGGCTGCCTGTCAGACGAAAAAACGATGAAGAACCAGCCGCATAAATGGATCGCCGAAAAGCCGGACGCGATTGGAAACGGCGTGCGGTCGTTCTGGATCAATGGTTTTTCATCCCCGTGGACTTCCTGGGAGAAGATCATCCGGGAATTTCTGCTGACCTACGAGAACCCAGATGAATTAAAGGCGGTATATAATACGCTTTTCGGACAGCTCTGGGAGATGCGGGGCGACCTTCCGGATGAGGAGCAGGTCATGGGCCGGGCGGAAGATTACGGCGCGGACCTGCCGGACGGCGTGCTCTGCCTGACCTGCGGTGTCGACACACAGGACAACCGTTTTGAATATGAGGTTGTGGGGCATGGATTCAGCAAAGAGACATGGGGGATCGAATACGGCAGGATCATGGGAAGGCCAAGTGAGGCGGAAACCTGGGAACGGCTTGACGGCGTCCTCGATAAGACCTTCCGCTTCGCGAACGGGCAGGGGCTTAAGATCGCGCTTACTTTCATAGACGCAGGCGGGCATTATACGCAGGAAGTCTACGAGCAGTGCGCTTTAAGGCAGGGGAAAAGGGTATACGCTTCCAGGGGTTCAAATACCTATGGCGACCCGTACACCTCCCCGGCAAAGAAGGTCGATTACCACACACAGAAAGGGCATACCGGGAAGGCGTGGTACTTCCGGATCGGCACAGACGCGGGGAAAGAGCACATCATGAGCGACCTCAGGGTTGAGAGCGGGAACGCGCACAGGATGCACTTCCCGGCGGATGAGTCCAGGGGTTACGACATTTTATATTACAAGGGCCTATTGTCGGAATACATGGACCCCAAAACGCATAAATGGGAAGTGCTGCCGGGGCATGAGCGCAATGAGCCATTGGACTGCAGGAATTATGCGAACGCGGCATTTGAAGCGCTGAAGCCAAACCTCGACAGGCAAAAAATGAAGCTCATGGAAAAGCCGGAGGGCGCGGCGGACGAAAAGAAGCCCGCCAGGAAACAGAAAAGGCGGCGGGAAAGCTACGCGGGGGAATGGTAAAGGATGGCATACGACAGTAAAACAGGGAATGGGATACCATACATTGGCAGGCTCTACGCGGTGAATTGCAGATATTCCTGCGTGGTTGACGACCTGGACGCGCTGCAGCCCGCACGGCAGACAGTCTTATCCGGAAGTGGGAATGTGACGCAGTATTCCATCGGGTCCAGGCAGCTCACAAGGGCAACGCTAAACGCCACACAGACACTCGCGCTATGGGATAAGCTCATGGCAGAGAAGGAACAGCTGGAAGGCGCAGGAAGGCCAAGGAAGAGCGTCGGTATCGTGATAAGGGATTGGTGACGGCATGGACGGGAAAGGATACGGCAGCGCGGGGGCTTCCACCGCCCGGAGGGCTACAAAGGGCTTCCTCGCGAGAAGCGGCAGCCCGCGTGAAGACATTGACTTTAATAATTACACATTGCGTCAAAGGGGCAGGCTCCTTTACATGGGGAACCCCGTGGCGGCATCCGGGATAAAGACGCACCGGACAAATACGGTAGGCCTGGGATTAAAACCGAATCCCCGCCCGGACGCTAATTTTTTGGGATTATCGCCAGAAGCCGCCGCAGAATGGTCAGAAAAAGCCAAACGGGAATTCGCGTTATGGGCGGGAAGGAAAAGCTCCTGTGACGCGGCCGGTATCAATAATTTCTACGAAATGCAGCAGATGCTCTTAACGAGCTGGCTCACGACAGGGGACGCTTTCGTACTGGTGCAGCGGGCAAAGCGGACATGGCGCGACCCGTACTCCTTAAGGCTCAGGGCGATCGAGGGCGACAGGATCGCGACACCTACAGGCGCCGGAGCGCTTACCATAGCCGCGCTTACCACCGGCAGGAACCCGGATAACGGGAACCGCATTTATGACGGCGTGGAGATCGACGCCAAAGGCGCGGCCGTGGCGTACTGGGTACGGAACACGCATCCGTTTGAGTGGTCAGACGAAATAACGAGTTTTCAGAGGGTGAAAGCGCGTGGCAGCGCGACAGGGCTGCCAAACATGATCCAGGTTATGAACGCTGAAAGGCCGGACCAGTACAGGGGCGTGACATACCTTGCGCCGGCCATCATACCGCTTTTGCAATTAAACCGTTATACGGACGCGGAACTCACAGCGGCGATCATTGGATCATTCCTGACCGCTTTCGTAACGACAGAACTGGGATCTTCTGATGTGCCGTTTAATGAAGCGGCCCCGGCAGGGGATGAGGTATCATACGACCCGAATGATTACGAAATGGGGCCCGGGACCATGAATGTGATGAACCCGGGCGAGGATGTCAAGCAGATCACGCCCGCGCATCCGTCGGCAGGGTACGACAAATTTGCCGAGACCATCTGCACCCAGATCGGGGCGGCGCTTGAGATACCGCGGGAGCTACTCTTAAAACAGTTCACGGCTTCCTATTCAGCTTCGAGAGGGGCGCTTTTGGAAGCGTGGAAGGCTTTCCGGACATACCGCACATGGTTCGTGAACGATTTCTGCAACCCGGCATATGAGCTCTGGATGGATGAGGCAGTATCGCTTGGCCGGATTGCCGCGCCCGGCTTCTTTAATGACCCGGTCACAAGGGAGGCGTGGCTAAAGACGCAGTGGATCGGCCCGTCCCCGGGGCAGCTTGACCCGGTCAAGGAAGTGGAAGCCGAGATACTTGCCTGTGAAAACGGGCTATCCACGCATGAGGACAGCGCGCTCCGGCTGAATGGGTCGGATTTCGACGCGAATGTGGCAAGGCTTAAGGTGGAGCGGGAGATGATGGAGGCCGCGGGGCTGTCGGCGGGATACCAGGCAGCGGCAGTGAGCCAGGATGATAAAGCGGAGGAAGATGATGGGGATATTTAACAGGATCAGCAGCCGCGGGCTATTCAAGAAGCCCGGGATTTACGACGGGCTGAAACCATATACCGTCAATACGGCGGATGATGAAGGCGGGATCGAGGTAAACCTGTACGGCGGGATCGTTTCCAGGCACCCCGTGGACTGGTGGACCGGTGAAAAAGTAGACGGGCTTTTCATTGCCCTGGATGATTTCATAGACGACCTGGACCGGCTATCCACAGCGAAGAGCATACGGTTCAATATTAATTCCGTGGGCGGCGAGGTTGACGCAGGGATCGCGATCTATAACAAGATCAGGAACCTTTCAGAAAACGGGATCAGTGTGGCAACAAGGGTGGAAGGCGCAGCTGACTCTGCCGCGGCGATCGTGGCGCAGGCGGGAGACACGCGGGAAGTCGCTATCGGATCAGAAATGATGGTACACTGCGCGTCCTGCCTGTTATTCGATTATTACGACAGCAAGGGGCTGGATGCGGTGAAGTCGATGCTTGACGCTACAGACCAGCGCATTGCGGAGCTTTTAGCGGACTGTTCCAGGAGGAGCCTGGACGAAGTAAAGCGGATGATGCGCAGGACCACCTGGATGACGGCCGAGGACGCCATAAAGGAAGGCTTCGCGGATGAGCTGGTAAATGCCAGGGTATCAATCGAGGCAGTCGCCGGGATGAAGGACGCGCTTTCCTTTAACGGGGTCCCGCATATCTTCAGGGGGATTCCAATGCCCTTCGCGAAAGCGGTGGCGGCGGGAATACCGGCATCGGAAATAAAGGTGGAGCCGCCGGGTGATGATCCGGCGTTACACATAGACAATGAAAACAGTACCAAAGGAGGCACAAAAATGACAAGACAGGAGCTGGAGGATAAGTACCCGGAGATCGTAAATGAGATCAGGGACGAAGCCACCAAAGAATCAAAGACATGCCTTGACGGTGCCGTTGATTCGGCAGTCAAGGCAGAACGGGAGCGCATCAGGGCGATCGAGGAAATCGAACACACGATAGCGGATAAAGCGCTCATCCATGCGGCGAAGTACGAAAAACCGGTTAACGCGGCAGAGCTCGCGTTAGCCGCGCTGCAGTCACAGGCAAAGACAGCGTCCGCAAGGGAGGATGCGAGGGAAAAAGAACTCCAGGAATCCGGGGTATATGGTGTCGAGCCTGACCCGGTAGATGGGAGTGACGCAGAAAACAGGCGCAGGGATGTAGCGGACGGAGCCGCCCTGATCGCCGGAATCGCGAAGGAGGTAAAGTAAAATGGCAGTCATCGGAAGAATGGAACCGGATGGGCTGGTAGCTACATGGGCGCACCCGGCAGCAGTCGGATCAGTAACGGTCGCGGGGCTTTCCGCGGCGGCAACATACAAAAGGGGCACGGTGCTTTCCCGGAATGCGAGCAATAAGTTCGTAATCACTGCGGGGGCGGCCAATACGGCGGCAGAAGTTATCCTGGCGAACGATACGGAGGTCGGGACAACCGACACGGTGGCAGAGGTCTATGTCAGCGGGGACTTCTTCGAGCCCGCGCTGATCACAGCGAGTGGTTATACGCTAAGCGAGGCTGACAGGCTGAGCCTGAAGAACGCCGGGATTTACATCGTGGACGGGATGCCGGCCGTGGTACCCGTGGACGATGATTTTTAAGAGACGGAGGTAAACAGTAAAATGGCGATCAATCTTTATGATACTTATACAATGCTGGAAGCGGTAAAGCTCATTAAGCCCCGCTCTACTTTTTTGCGGGACAGGTATTTCCCCACTTCCGCGAGCGATATCTTCACAACGAAATCGGTACTCGTTGACTATGTGGATGAGACCGGGAATAAGCTTGCCCCGGCAGTAATGCCCCATGTCGGCGGGATCCCTGTCGCGAGGGAAGGCTATGAGACAGAAGAGCTCACCCCGCCCAAGTTCGCGCCGGAACGGGTGCTGACTGTCGACCAGCTTGAAACCAGGCTGGCGGGAGAGAATGTATTCGGCGGGCTTACGCCGCAGGAGCGGGAGGCGTCCATCCTCCGGAGCGACCTTGAACGGCTGGATGAGATCATCGCGAACCGGGAGGAATACCTGGCAGCACAGACACTCTTAAATAACGGCTACACGCTAAAGCAGTACGCGGACCGGTATACCGAGAAGTATACGGAGAAAACCATCAATTTTTACAGCGGAAGCTCAAACCCCGCCGTCTACAGACCGCAGGCAACATGGAGCGCGACTTCCACAGCGATCATCGCGGATATCGCGGCAATGTGCGACCTGCTTATAAAGCGCGGGCTTCCGGCTACGGACCTCGTGGTGTCCGGGACGGTAGCGGATGTCCTGCTCGGAAACGAGGCGATCTTAAAGCTCCTTGATAACAGGCGCTTTATCCTCGCGCAAGAGGTAAGCCCGGCTGAGCAGGCGAATGGCTCGGTGCTGATCGCCGTCCTGAATGTCAAAGGGCACCAAGTGAATGTGTATTCCTACACAAAGGAGTACGAGGCAGATAATGGGGTAAGCACGCCGTACCTGCCGGACGGATACTGCTTTGTCACGGCTCCTGGCATGGGACGCACGGCATACGGCGCGATCACGCAGCTTGAACAGGGGAGCGACACGCATACAACCTACGCGGCGAGGCGTGTGCCGAAAGTGATATCCGACGCAAGGGATAACACCAGGACCCTGATCGAGCAATCCAGACCGCTTGTAATGCCGAAAGCAAGGAACGCGGCTATCAGCGCAAAGGTGATCTTCTGAGAAAGGGGAGATGTCATGTTGGTCAGAGTGAAAGGAAGCTATAAAGGCTTTTTTGGCGCGTTTGACGACGCGACACGCAGCATACGGGCAAAAAGGGCGGGCGATCCGCCCTTTGAGCTCGATGACGAAACAGCAGCCGTCCATATCGGGGCAGGGATACTGGAAAGCGCAGCCGGGGACAGCGCGGAACCGGCGGCGGGGTGGAACGACCTGAAAGCCAGGGCGAAGGAGCTCGGCATTAACCCTGTAGGTAAATCAAAAGCAGCGCTGGAGCAGCTTTTGAAGGAGGCCGGGAACCAGGCTTCCGACGGCGAAGATGAAGAAGAAGGGCCGGTCCTGGAAATGCCGGAACCGGTCTAATGGAGGCGGGTAATGAAGGAAAAGATCATAGCAAACAGGCCGATCCTTCTGGATGGCAGGCTTTACAAGACAGGGGAGGAGCTGCCGGACTCAGGGCGTAAAGATTCCTGGTTGAAAGCCGGGGATGCCCATTTAGAGATTCCGGATAAAGCCCCGGAGCTTAAGGGCACGAAGAAGGGCGGCAAGGAGGAGGGCAATGACCTTCAAGGAGATCGTTCAAAATGACTGCCTGGGGCTTTTCTGTAACCTGGATGAATACGGCGAAAAGCACAGGTGGGACGCAATTACCATAACCTGCGTTATTGACGACGACTCGCTGATGCGGGAGTATTCCAGTGAGTTTGAGCTGCTTCCTAAAGGGAGCCACCATGTATTCATACCGGCTTCCGAGCTTCCGGCAAGGCCGCAGGCGGGGTCCGTCGTAAGATTTGACGGGGTTATCTACACAGTTGACGAAGTGCGGGACGAAATGGGGATGTATGTTGTATTCCTGGGCCGCGGGAGGAATTAGCATGGTTACGATCAGCATGGACCTCGGAAACGGGTTCACGGAAAAATGCGAGAAATTAAAGGCGCAGATTCCGAAGGCATACGGCAGGGCGGTGAAAGAAGCGCTCAAAAAAGGGAAGTCCGCTTTTGAGGATACGAAAGGCGGCGCCCCGAGTGTGTATAACATCAAAAAGAAGGACTTATCGCAATATGTGACGGTCATCAAAGACGGTATCCGGGTACGCTCCAGGCGGTTTACGATCGGGAGTGATACGCATTTCTCCATAAAGCCCAGGGCCTATTCTTCACAAAAGGGGATACCGGTCAAGGCAAGGAAAAGGATGTCCGTGACGGTCAAGAAAGGCAAAAGCGCGGCATACCCGCACGGCTTTATCGCGAACCCCGCGAAGGCCAGGGGCGGGCATACCATGATCTGGGAGCGGGATGGCGATAAGATCGCCCCGGTAAAGGCCATATCTGCCGCGCAGATGGCAAGCAGTGATGAAGTCCACCCGTATGTCGAGGAACAGATGACGGATAAGCTCCAGGAGCGGTTTAAGCACCATTTCGACCGGATCAAGGTTTAGGAGGGCTTCATGCTTACAATCCATTCAGAGCTTAGAAGGATCAAGGAATTTATAGAGGAAAAGCTGAAGGAGCACAAGTTCTACATGGCAAGGGAACCCGTAGAGGGCGAAGATGAAGGTGGGAGCCTTGCCCTTGTGATTCCGAAAGTCTGTGTCGGCAGCCTGCCGCACGCCAACTTCTCCATGTACGCGGACTCCTTAAGGCTCTTCCAGGCGCCCTACATCCTTGTGGGATATGATGAAGCGCAGTACGAGGACGATATGGAGAGTATATCCGTGCTCATCCAGGTATGCGCTTATACGCAGGATATCTACGACGGTGCGGACGGGGGAGAAGTTTTCCCGGATAACATGGGGGTATTGGATGTAACCGGGCTTTTGGAAGCGCTTATGGCATGGGTGGAGAACGAGGCGCCCTTCCCTGCTGAGAAACCATTCCGGATCGGTTCTTATGCTGATAAGGCGTACACCTACCCATACGCCTTCGGATACTTAACATTCACACTTGAAACCGCGATGGGGACGATCCACCAAAGGCGGTTTTACGATAATTTAGACTAATTTGAGGAGGAAAAAGGAAAAATGGCGAATGGAATTATTGCCAGACAGGTGGACGCTGCGGCGTTACCGGTCAATGCTGCCGTTGGCTTTTATCCGTGCTACATGGGTATGGCACCCATATGGCAGGTGGACAGGGCTGACTGGGCTGACCTTGCCGGTTCAGTCTTTGTGGCGGACTCGATCGCGGAAGTCAGGGAAAAGATCGGGTATGCCGTACCGGGTTCCGGTGCGTGGCCGAAGGAGTTTTCACTTTCGATGGCGGCGTATTACCACACCAATATCGAGCGGATTTTGCCGGTGATCATGATTGTGAACGCTGCGGCGGTCCCGCTTAATACAGATGTGACGACAAAAACCGTTACATTCGTAAAAGGGCAGGCTTCGATCAGTGATCCCTACATTATCCTTAATACACTTTCGGTCAAGGTTGGGGATGCATCAAAAACAAAGGGCACGGATTATACCGCGGTCTATGATGAAAACGGGCAGAGCGTCATCATAACGGCAATCACGGATATGGCGAGCGCGACAGTGGCTTATAAGACGGTCAACCATGAATCGATCATCTTTTCAGCGGATACCTATAAGCTCATGGATTTTGTCGGGCAGGAAACAAAGAGCGTCCCATCCACGATCGCGGCACCCGGCTGGGAAAACGAGATAGACTCCGCAGGAACACGGGTATGTACGAAAATCGCGGAGATTTGCGAGGGTGTCGTAGACAAGCACTGGTATGTACAAGGCTTCACGCAGTTACTCGGCGGAACCAGATCAGAAGCGATCGCCGCGAAGGAATCCTATACATCGCCAAAGGTGAAAGCCTGCTGGCCGTGGGCGAGGATCGGGTCGTATATTTACCCGGTATCGATGATCTTTTCGGCAAAGAGGCAGAAAACCGATTCGGAGAACGATGGTATCCCTTACGAGTCCGCGTCGAATGAGCATGTGGATGTAACGAACCTGTGCGACGCAAGCGGCAACCTGATCAAGCAGCTTGAACTGGAAGCGGATGAGCTATGTGAGAACGGTGTCGCTACGATGGCATTTACTACCGCTATGGAGTGGCGTACATGGGGCGTCTGCATGGCAAACTACAACGAAGAGAACCGCGGCGATATACCGCCGAATAAGCTGAATGACGCAGCGGTCCAGATGATGGACTATATCTGCAATGACTTCGAGCTCAGATACGGAAACATGGTCCATAAGGCAATGTCAATCCGGGAAGTGAACGACATATTAAACAGCTTTTCAGCGGTCATCCGGGAACATGTCAGTACCGGAAGGCTGATCGCCGGGACGATCACTTTCGAAGCGTCTGAGAACAGCACGGCGGATATAGCGGACGGGCAGTTCACATATACCATCATGGAGACGAATACGCCGCCTGCCAAGGCGATCATCGGCGTAGTGTCTTATGACGCGGACGCGCTGGACAATTATTTCACAGCCCAGGGAGGTGAATAACCATGATCAAATATACTTACAAACTTTCCGATATGGTGATCCAGTTCGCCAGGAATGAGGGCGAGATGGAGGATGTCGAGGGGCTCACGAAGTTCACGCTTCCGGATGTGGAAGCCGGTACGGAAGAGCTGACCGGGTATTCCGGGCTCATGGGTACCCTGGAACTCGTGGACTGGGCAAGCGCGAACGCCCTGGAGCTGGGGCTGACATTCGTCGGCATCCCGGACAACGCGGACATTGTCCTAAGCCCGGAGAAACGGGAGATCAAGCTTTCGTGGGCTGAAAAGTACGCCACAAAGAGCGGCGATGTGGACTGGGATAACTATTCGGTATACGCGAAAGCACTTCTCAAAACTTTCCCCGGCGGGGACGGTGAGAAGGGATCGAAGTACGAGCGGGAATTGAAATACTCGCTGATCACATATAAGTACAGCAAAAACGGCGATGTGGTCTTTGAGTACGACCCGGCGAATGATGTAATCAGCTTCTACGGCGTGAACCACGCGGAGAAGATCAAGAAAGCGGTACTCGGATAAAACAAGCCAAAAACAAACAATAACGGCGGCTCCGGAAGCGGGAACCGCCGTTTTGCTTTCATAAAGGAGATTTTATGGCAGACACAATGGAATTTAAGGTGGAGAGAAATATCGTCCCTGTGGAGCCGGCCGGGGCGGAAGAAGAGGAAGAAGTATTCGCGGTGGACGACCTGGAAAACACAGAGCTGAAGGAAGCGGATGACGACGAACCGGAATTTGAAGCAAAGGGTATTTTTGAATTCAGTACACCGATCAAGATGGACGGCAATCTTGTAGACAGGGTCCGGTACGACTTTGCGAAGCTTAAGCCGGTGGACATTATCAGGATCGTGCAGGCGGTGGGGAAACGGGAAAGTGTCCCGTTCCCGGCTTTAAACCTGTCCGTGCAGGCGAATGTATTCTGCAAGGCAACCTCCATGCCGCCCGCGATCTTAAAGACACAGATGGCGGCTCCGGACTTCATGGCGGCCTGCAATGTGGCGCGTGATTTTTTATTGAGCGGCAAGGGGGCGAAGAAAGAGGGCGACCTGATCTAACGGAGCAGAAGATGATGATCATCTCCCGGAATACGGGGACGAGCTATGTAGAACTTATCAGGATGCCGTACAGCGAGATAGACCGGATATTTGACGCGCTCATATGGGTAATCGAAGGCGAGAACAGGGCAAGGAAGGACGCAATCAGGGAAGCGGAATCGAGGGCAAAGCAAAATGGCGAGCGGTAAAGAATTAACCACGACCATACGGTTGATGGGAAAAGTTGATAAATCTCTTGACGCCGCATTCCAGGCGGCGGAGTCGAAGGCGGCAAAGATCATGAAGTCGCTCCCGAAGAACTTCGGGAGCCTGATGATGAGCGCAGGGAAAGCCGCGGCTGCAGGCATGGCAGCGGCTACAGGCGCGACTGCCGCTTTTGCCGCTGCGTCCGTGAAAACCGGGGCAAGCTTTGATACAGCTATGAGCCAGGTGGCGGCTACAATGGGAAAGACCAACGCCCAGATGATGGACGAAGTGGGGGAAGTCGACCTTGCCTGGGGGCATTTCAGCGGAAATTTACGGGATTACGCCCAGGAGATGGGCGCCAATACAGCGTTTTCCGCCACACAGTCAGCGGAAGCGCTGAATTATATGGCTCTCGCGGGATACGATACGCAGAAGTCCATGGAGATGCTGCCGAATGTCATGAACCTTGCGGCGGCGGGCACCATGGGGCTTGCGGAGGCTTCCGACATGGTGACGGACGCGAGCTCCGCCCTGGGGCTCACATCCCACCAGACAAGCCTGATGGTGGACGAGATGGCACAGGCGTCCTCAAAATCCAATACCAGCGTGGCGCAGCTCGGAGAGGCTATACTTGAAGTCGGCGGGACCGCGGCGAATATGGCAGGCGGTACCAATGAGCTATCAACAGCCCTCGGAATTCTCGCGGATAACGGGATTAAGGCGGCGGAAGGTGGTACGCATCTTCGGAACATGATGCTATCCCTGCAGCAAGCGAGGAGCAGCGATGCCGCGCATTGGTTCAGGGAGCTCGGCGTGCAGGCGTATGACGATGCCGGAAATTTAAGGAGCCTTGGAGATGTATTCAAGGATCTGAATAAGTCCATGGAGGGCATGAGCACCAAAGAGGTTGACGAGGTACTTGGGGATATCTTCAAGATCACGGACCTTTCAGCGGCAAGGGCGATGCTGGCAAATACAAAGAGCGGGCTCACGGACATTGACGACCAGCTTATGCACTCCGGGATCGCCTGGGAGAACTACAAGGATACTGCGCTTTTAGCGGAGGACGGGATCAGCAACCTTGCAACGCAGATTGTATCTGATTTTGAGTCTGCCGGGATGACGGCGGCTGAGATACAGGAAGAGATCAGGAACCAGTACGGCATGACCGAGGCGGACGCGGCTACGGCAGTAGAAACGCTGCGGCGGGCGTTTTATGAGGATACAACCCGGTGGGACAGCCTGTCACAGTCTATCAGTGAGGCATGGTACTCGACGGCTGGTTTTGAGAGTGCGGCACTGAAAGCCGGAACCAGCACGGATATTATGGCGCAGAACCTGGCGCAATTCGGGCTCACGGCGGAGGACCTGGACGCGGCGGCAAGGCAGTCGGAGCAGAGCGCGGAAGGAATGATAGAGTCCCTTCGGGAATGGTCTGACAGCGGGGCTTCCACGGACGAGATCATGAAAGCCCTGGGGATGACCACAGAGGAATTGCAGGAAATCCTTGAAAAAACCTACGGCGCAGCGCAGGCTATGGCGAATACGCAGCACGACAACCTGAACGGGGATATCACGCTCATGAAGTCCGCGCTGGAAGGGGTACAGATCGTCGTCTCGGATAAGCTCACGCCTTCTCTCCGGGAGTTTGTGCAATTCGGTACGGATGGCTTATCCCGGATCACGAACGCGCTGAAAAAAGACGGGCTGAATGCCGCCCTGGAGGAATTCGGATCGCTGCTCTCTGACGGGCTTACGATGATTGTGACGGGGCTGCCGGATGCAATCGACATAGGCGTGAAGCTCCTGGAGGCGATCGGGAAGGGGATCATTGATAACGCGGACACGATCCTTGAAGCAGCAGGGGTTGCGGTGATGGCGTTTATCGACGGTATAGACGACCTCCTTCCAAAGCTCGGGAAAGGGGCGTCGCTGATACTCTCAAAGATCGCGAAGGAGATCGGGAGGCTCGCGCCGAAAGCGCTGCCAAAGGCGGTAAGGGCGATCACGGACACGATCGTGGAAATCCTGAAAAACGCGGACGCGCTGATCGATGGCGCGGAGGGTATCCTGTCCGGGCTGGTGGAAGGGATCACAGCATCCCTGCCGATCATAGCGGAGGCAGCGCCGAAGATCCTCGGAGAGCTTGGCGCAGCCCTCATCCGGAACCCAGAAGTATTACTCGCGTTTGCGGGAACGAAGATTGCCGGGGCTTTGAAAACAAAAATCATTTCAGGGCTATCCGGGGCCGGCAAGAGTATCTTGACCACGCTTAGCACAAACATCGGGGCGGCTGTCACGGAAGGCTCCTTCGCGGCTTCCGCGGCGACAATCGGCGGCGCATTGGTGGCGGCGGTATCGGCGTGGCTGATCGGGAATAAAGTTGGAAATGAGCTTGGGAAGGCGTTATTCCCGGATGATGCGGAACTATATGAGAATTTCCACTGGTTCGGGCAGGGCGGGTTCTTTGATCAGATGTCAGGAGACCTTGACTCTACGATGGCGGATATATCCGGCGCATTTGAGCTCTGGGGCGAGGATATAGCGGCAGCAATCACCACGGCTTTCACAGACATGAATAACAGCGTGGACCAGTTTTTTAAGAACATTGACGATAATGGCGGAGTCCTGGAATCATTCAACCAGTCGCTTGACAGTATGGCGGCATCCGGTTCTGATTCATGCGTCCAGCTTGGGACGGCAATGATTGGGGTAAACAGCGCATTCGATTCATTCTTCCTGTCGGTGGAAAACCTTAAGACCGGGGCAACCACAGCGTTTAACGGCATGGTTACGGACATTAACGCGACTTTCGACCAGTTCTTCTTGTCCGTCGAAATGGTGAAGACAAACACCGTCAATGCCGCAACACTAATGGTACAGGACTTAAGGACGAAATTCACAGAGATACTGACTTACATCCAGACAGTATTCACAACCGCGTGGCAGGGGGCATGGAACGGGATCACAAGCTATGTTTCAAACGCCTTTAATAATGTGAAGAGCACGGTCAGGAGTGTGCTCGCGGCTATCGTAAACGCGGTCAACACATTAATCGGCGGCATTAACACAGTATCCGGGGTAGTTGGTATCCCGGCGATCCCATTGATCCCGGTACCACAGTTCGCGCAGGGCGTCACGGTAACAAGCCCAACGATCGCGATGGTGGGTGAAGCCGGGCCGGAGACGATCGTACCTCACGGAAACACGCCGAGGACACGGGCGCTTTTACAGGAAGCCGCGGAAGGCGTGTATGGCTCCAAGGCAGAAGCGTCCGGGGGAAACACATACAATATCACATTCTCGCCGGTCATCCAGGGCGGCGGGGACGCGGACGAAATCACGGACACGCTTATGCGGAAATTCAAGGCGTGGTATGACCAAATGAAGCGGGATGAAATGCGGGAGGCATACGCGGGGGCATGAGCCGGATCATAGAAGCGAAACAGAATGAGACATGGGATATCCTGGCATACAGGGAACTGGGATTTGAATTTTTCGCAAAGGATATCATGTTGGCAAACCAGGGCCTGTCCGATGTCGTCGTATTTGACGGCGGGGAACAGGTCGTGATCCCGGATTACCCGGAGGAGGAGTAGCCGGATGGATTTAGCGGTCTTTCATGAAGATGCGAAAATATCCACGGAGCCATATATCTGCGAGTATACAGAAAACGCGTCCGGAAGATGCGACACGCTTTATATGGCATTCCGGGATGAGGAGCAAGAGCTTGCAGGGCTCGATATACAAAAAGGCGGCGAAGTACAGGCAGTACACGGCGCGAGCGATACCGGGGCTATGTTTATATCAGAGATCAGGCGGGCGGGAGAGCTACTCACGATCAAGGCGCTTTCCATGCCGTCCACGATCATAAAAGCAGGCAACGCTGCCTGGGAGAAAGTATCATTCATGGAATTAATCCAGGATGTGGCTGATGAGACGGGGCTTTCCTTCTCAATCGACCGGCCGGTTGATGTGTATTACCGAGAGGTGTCGCGGTATGAGCAGTCCCCGGCTGAGTTCTTAGAGCACAGGCTTTCCCTGGAATCATACGCAATGCGGATACACGATAAGACGATCCGCATATACGATGAACGGGCAGCCGAGAACGCTGATTACGCGCAGCAGCTCTGGCAGCCTGATTTTTCAAAACCGCCGGAATTTTCCACCAGTGACGCCGGCCTGATTTCAAGGGTTGAAAACCAATTCATAACAGCGGAAGGCGAGCGGATCAGCACGGCAGTGGAATCGGGAATATCCGGCAGGATCATCCGGAAAAACATGGCGGTGTCATCCATTGAAGAATCCGAGCGGTTTTCCTATGGGATCATGCGTTCCGCGAATAAGTATGAATTTGTTTCAGAGGGGAAGCTCGACGGTACAGGGTACTCTGCCTGCCAGACAGTCTGGCTGGTGGACGCCCCGGAAGGGCACGCGGGGCTTAATTTTATTTACAGGGTGGTTGACGATTTTATCGGCGATACGCAGATAATCTCGATGCGTAAGCCCATAGCGGAAGGATATTAGAGCATGAGGCGTGGAAGGGTCCTTTTAATCGAAGAAGATATGGCGCTTATTGTATTTGAGGACATTGGAATCCAGAAAAAAGCGCAGGTCATGAACGGGGTTACGGCAAAGGCCGGGGACACGGCAGTGGTACTCTGCAACGACCTTTTCACAGACTGCGTGGTAATAGGGACGGTGGGCTAAGTGGCGGTTTTATTATGGAACGACAAAGAGCTGGAAGTATCCGGCGATAAGATATATACCTTCTCCGGCTGGTCGGCGACTTCATCCTATAAGACGGAAGAGAAGGAAAACGGGAAGAAGATGCCGAAGTCCAAGGCGCTAAGCCCCGGCATGGGTTCTATCTCTTTCGATGTAACGCTTTCCTGGCAGATGGGTGTCGATGTCAAGGATGAATACGAGTGGTGGAGGACGCAGTGCAACGAAGGCACGCAGTCGCTCCTATACCTCGGTGAACAGCAATTCGGGGCATATAAGTGGCGGCTCACAGGCGTGAACCAAACCGGGCTTATCACTCTGAAGGACGGTACCTGGAAGCAGTGCAAGATGAACCTGTCCTTTGAAGAATCGTGGTATAAGGTCAGGCTCACAAGGCTTGAACGGAAAGCCAAAAGGCTTGCAAAGAGGCTTGCGCGGCAGACGAAGAAGGTCGAGAACGCAAAAACGGAAGCCGCGAAAGAGAAGGCTGCGGCAAAAGCGGCAAAGACAAAAAAGGAAGCGGAAGAAGCGGCGGCGGCAGCGGCAAAGGAGAAAGCCGACAAGTGGAAAGCCGGGCGGGCAGCGAAGCAGGACGCCGCGGACCGGATCAATAAGTATTACAGCAAACTATAGGGGGCTTTACCGATGGCTTATGAATATGGGAAAGGGCTTAACCGTGAAGAACGCATAGCGAAGAATGTGCGGGACTTAATCGAGCTTGAAAAAGGCACGGTCCCATACGACAGGGAGAGGGGCGTGCATACTACCTGGAGGGATAAGCCGGAAGAGCGGTACACGGCGCGGACGCTTTCAGATATCACGGATATGGTGAACGCAAGGGAAACAAGGGCAACTGTGGCGGTATCGAACTCTGGCAACGGGCTGTCTGTCAGGCTCACGATCAATGAAGAAGACGAAGAAGCTTAAATAATGGCATGGAGGGCATGGAGATGTTGGACCTTGTGCTTTTTGACTCGGAAGCGGAAATGGAAACGCTTCAGGAAAAATTTACAGAGGGATCAGGGGATGTCCTGAACGAAGGAGACGAACGGGACACGGTCTTAAAGTGTATGCTCTACATGGAAGAGTGCCTGATGAACGAAATCAACAAGCGGGCAAATGATAACCTTGTGGCATTCTGTGATGAGACGCACCTGACCTATTACGGCGCGCAGCAGGACACATACCGGCTGGAAGCGGAGAGCGCGGCGTGTACAGTCCGTTTTACGGCGTCCGAGCTGGCACCGTCCGCCGTGACGGTACCGGAGGGCTCGCGGGTGACCGCGGACGGAAAAATTTTCTTCGCCGTGCCGGAGGGCTTTACCATGGAGCCCGGCGGGTACGCAGATGTGGAATGCGTAGCGACTGAGCCGGGGGCAGCCGGGAACGGGTACCTCGCGGGGCAGATCGACACTTTAGCGAACACGGTGCCGTATGTGGAGCGGGTCATTAACCTGGAAGCATCCGGCGGCGGGTCCGATATTGAGAAACTGGACGATTTCCGGGAGGATGTGCTATACGCACCGCTTAAATTCAATACCACCGGGTCTGTCGGCGCTTATACCTATAAGACGCGGGAGGTTTCCGCAAGCATCGCGGATGTATACCCGAGGGCAAACGGGGCAAATATAACCGTTTATATCCTCTGCAAAAATGGGGAGCTGCCGAGCGATGAGCTTTTGGCGGTGGCACTGGAATATCTCCTTCAGGAACGCATCAGGGCGGTAACGGATCACATAACGACCGATGCGGCTGTGCGGGCTCATTACCAGGTAGCAATGACTTATAAGGTAGCGGATTCAGACTATGCCACACTGTCAGCGATCCGGGAATCGGTAGAGTCCGCGGTTCATGCCTATATATCCGAAGCCGGGTCGAAGATGGGTACGGCGATCAATCCGGAAATGCTGAAAAAAGCGGCGTATTCTGCAGGAGCCGCCTCTGTCGAGGTGGAAAGCCCGGCGGAATACAGGAAACTGGAAAAGTGGGAGGTCCCGTACTGCGAGTCCTGCGCGGTCGAGTATGGCGGATTGCTTGGAGGGTAAGGAATGAGGCTTGATAATGTATCGCTTCTGGACATAATCCCGTCCAACATGAGGGGCGACAAGACGATCAAAGGATTTGCCGCGGCATGGGATTACATCCAAAGCAGGGTCCTTGAAAAAGTCCCGCTCACGAACCTCTTTGAGCACCTGGACCTATTAAATTCAGACCAGCTTAACGAGGTGGCGAAAGCCGAGGATGTACCCTGGTACGACACTTCTTTCGATATAGCGAAACGCCGGAGGATACTGCGGGACTATAAGCGGATTTATTATAAAGCCGGGACGGTCTGGGCGATCGAGACGGCGATGGGGAACATTTTCGGGTACGCCATCGTAAAGGAGTGGTATGAGTACGGCGGGCAGGAATTCCATTTCAAGGTCATCGTGACTGAAATGGAATCGGAGGAAAAAGTCCGCATGGCAGTCAGGACCATTGACCGGATACGCCCGGCACGGACGACGCTGGACGGGATCGAGAAGCTATCGGTGCTTTCCGGTACGATACTCCTCGGCTGCTTCATCCGGCAGGGGATACGGACGGTTATACACCGGGCTCCGGAGGACTTTAACCCTGTCCCGTCGCTTATGGCTACGGCTACTTTTGCGCACCTGTCCAGGCTATCCTTGAGGACAGTCAGGCACCCGGCCCCGGACGGCTTCCATAACCGCCCGGTTTTATACGGAACAATTCATACGGCACATTTATCCCGGCAGGCGTTCAGATTTGTAACGCATAGCGCCCCGGGCATGGAGGATTAAAATGGCAGATCATCAGGTAATCACAAACGCCGGGCTTGCACTCGTTATGTCATGCCTGGAGCTGGGGCACGAACTTGAATTCGTGTCCTATGTGATGGGGAACGGATCGTATACCGACGAGGAAAAAACGGATGAAGCATTAAAAGCGGCAACGGGGCTTAAGGCGCAGAAGCAGTCATTCCAGTTCGCGTCTTCAAGCAGGACCGGGAACCAGATACTTTTGACCGTCCG